GAGCCGTTGTGCAGGCTGCTCCAGTCAACGTCGAAAAGTGCGGCGCATTCACGCCAATCTAGCCCGATGCGCAATTTTGCGCATTGGACATAAGTGCTTGAATTGCGAACCTTCCTGCCCTTTGTAGCATGTCGTTCGCATCCTCACCGGGCACGGGCGAACACACCCATTTCGTTCCGCACTTCCTGGCGACTGCCGTTCCTGTTCCCTCAGTCTCTCCGCGCTCGATCTGCTTTTCAGTAGGAATGTCGTGGTCCGCAAACACGAGATCCACCTTTGTAGCTCGGCACACCTTCAGCATATTCCCCGCAGAGAAGCACACAATCACGGTGACATCGAGTTTGGCGCAATCGCACACGTAGCGGATCGAGAGCCCTGTTGCATAGCCCTCGCATGCGATTATTTTACTGCCGCGACCTATCTTCAGGACCGCAAGATCAGCGCGCGTTCCATATAGGTATTCTTTCGTCCACTTGTTGTCCTTGATAAATATCCGCTGGTATCCGTTCAATTCATCTGTCAGGACATTCCTCATTGGGACAATCAACTCGTAGTCCTCAGAGACGAGAGTCTTGATTGCAGCAAGCGCGTGAGCCTTCCCTGTAGCCTTGTGCTTCAAGTAGTTGTGTTCCTGCATCCGGCATTCAGAAATGACTCGCGCAGCCCTCCTGGCGGCGCTCTGCTGGAGATCGCGGATGTCCTTCGCCATCTTTGCGCGCATCCGGTCGATGCGCTCGCGATCAGCGAGGCTTGGAGGCTTTGCATCCTCGTCCTTCCACCAAGCGGCAGTTTCCTGACCGACTTCCCAATTGTGCGCCCACCCGTCCACGCCATCGAACCAATAGGCACCATTCTTCTTCTGGCGATGCTCCACAGTTGGGCATCGCGTGATCTTGTTATAAACAAGCCCGCGATCAATGATGACGCCATGCGTGAGAGCGAATTGGATGAAGTCCATTACTTGCCCTTCAAGCGATTGGTGACTCGGACGCGAGCAAGCATGTGGGCGCAGAATCCTCCAGCGCATTCACGCACACGCTCATCCGCAATCTTGGCTACAGCCTCTTTCCACTTGGCTGCTGTCGCATAAACATCGACGAACTTTACCTCGTCAGCCTCTCGTTTCTTCAGGCCAGACATGCTTTTCTGGTACACCAATACAGTCATCACTTTTTCTGATGCAGCAAAGCAATCTTCGCAGATGCTAGGCGCGCACAGAAACGATCCCTTTCCGGCGAACTTCGATGGCTTTCTCGAAGTCTCGCAAGGCGTCTCCGTTTCGGATGTCGGCTGCGGTAACTCGGAGAACAAGCCACCCGTCAATTGCGGCTTGTCGATATTTCCTCGCATCGTTTCTGAACCCCTCTGGCCGAACGTGCCTGCCGCGACAGTGAATCCCGCCCTCTATCTCTAGCGCAACCTTAATATCAATGACGCAATAATCGAACCTCCAGCGCCTTTCGCAGAAGCGATATTCTCGCGTGTAACCAGTTATTCCTGCAAGTTTCAACTGAAACTCAAACTGACCCTCAAGGTCAGGCGATGATTTATTCGCGACAACTACCTTTCGGATCTCCGGCTTTTTCTTCAGCCAGCCGCCATTCTGAGCGCGCTTGATGTAAGCGTTCACCGAAGCCTGCGTCATCCTCGCCACTTGCTGTCCTCGTAGAAAACGTGCGCCCCAACAATACATGCCACCGGGAGCTTGCGCGCCCACCCCTGCCTACTGGACTTCACATCGAAATGCACCGCAACGCACGCAGCAGGCCAGCGGGTTGCGATCATGGCCTGACCTATCGACCTGAGCGAAGGATCGAGCCTGCGATCACCGAACTGCCCTGGCGCCGCAATAACGTCGCACTCGCTCAGCCCGCTGCGCCTGGAGCGTTCCTCGATCACTTCGGATACCGTGGCCTTGCCGCTCAGAGACTGGTTCTCTGCCTCAACCAGAACCTGCCGCACGAGGCACGCCTGATTGACGGCTGCCGCGAAGATGAAGGATAGGATTGAGATCATGCTCGGCGCTTCTCCATTCCCTTTGCATGCGCGATCTGCCGCGATCGGATCTTGCCGATCACAGCGGCGCTTACTTCAACTGCGGGTACGCTCATATCGAAGTGTCTCGGTGGACTCGTGCCCATGATGTCACGGTACAGGTAGTAGGCGCGAGCCGATGCAGTCTCAGGCTTGCCGTGCGAGCGCGAGAACGTGGCTATCTGCGCCCAAAGGTGCTCCGGTGACTCTGCCGCCTTCTTCTTGCCTATCGTGATCTCTCGCATTTCTCCTGGCAAGTGTTCAACCAGCGACAGCGAGACGCGCTCGAATCCGCACGAGGCGCAGCGCTTCACGAACGGAATGTGGCCGCACTGAGGGCATTTTCGTTCCTCTTTCGGATCATCCTTGCGAACTTCCTTGTCGAGCTTTTCGCCGTCATCGAGTTTGTCGATCCCGTTGAAATAGAAGTGCTCGAAGGATTCTGCGAATCGCAGGATATTACCTGAGAAATCCAGCAGGATACAATTTTGCTTGAAAGTCTCAGGAGAAATCCTTAATCCTCGTCCCCACATCTGGATTGCAGTAGACAGGGATTTTCGCAGGGGCCGCGCATCGCAAATGCACGATACAGATGGCACGTCGAAGCCCTTTGCAAGTTTCTCTATTGACAGAAGTATTTTAAGCGGACTATCCGGCTGCTTATATTCCTCAAGCAGATCGGAGCATTCAGCGTCAGTCTCTCGTGACGTATAGACTGCGGCCATGACCCCGGCTTCGTTAAACTGCCTACACATTTCATCACAATGCGCGATTGATGCTCCGAAGATAATCGTCTTGCGATTCTCGCCGAACTTCACCCACTCGGTAACAACGTCGCCGACGATCTTGAGTTCGCGTTCCTCTGCCGCTCGATCCGTCCACTCGCCGCCTGAAGTCTCGGCGCCGGCCATGTCTGGCTTCGTGCAGGAGAAGACGCGCATGGGCACGAGAATTCCCTGCTGCGTCAACTCGTGCATCGTCGCCGCCATCACGACGTTGGTGAATATCTGACCAAGACCTTTTGAGAACGGGGTTGCCGTCAGACCAATAACGGCAGTTTTATTGTTCTTGTCCTTGGCATAATCTACCCACTCTTTCATCTGGCAATGAGCTTCGTCGATTATTACCAAATCGAAGTGCGGCCATTTTCTGCGCATCAATGTTTGAATTGACGCGATCTGGAATTGTTCGTTTGGATTTTTCCTCCAGTGGTCAGCCTGAATGATGCCGTGCGGCATGCCGTAACGGTCGGCAGTCTCGCTCGTTTGATTGATGAGGGTTTTCCTATCGCAGATGAACGCAGCACGCTTACCTTTTGCGATGGATTCGTTGATAATCCTCAGCCCGATAAAGGACTTCCCGCTGCCGGTACTAGACACCACGAGTTGATTCTTGTGCTTATTGCGATAACCATCACGCAATTTCTGATGCACAACCTCCTGAAATGCACGAGGCTTCGGGAACTTCGATTCAACACGTTCCTTGAAAATATCGAATGACTCGTCGCCCACTTAGCCCCCTAAGTATTTTTGTGCTTCCGTCCACTTCACCGAATTCTCGGAGCCGAACCAATAGATGAACTCAATCAGTTCAGCGAGTTCCTTCGTTGACATCTTGCTCGTTCTGCACCCTAGCATTACGACGCCGCCGTCGATTCCTTGCGCGAGCTTGGCGTGCTTCTTGAGCCCGGCAGTCAGTACATCCTTCCAGTCGTCAGGCGTCATGTAAATGTAGTTATTATCTACCTGCCATTTTACTTGACGGGATACGTCACCCAAAAGTGCCCACATCAGCGAGTTCTGCAATGATGATCTTGTTGGTCCGCTTGATATTGATACAACACACTCATCGCCAGCAACAATGGCGCTTATTGCGGAGTAAATTTCCTTTGTTGCTGACGCAAAATTACCTCTGTTTACGTTAAACTTCCTCATTGCTTCCTCGCAAATTCACCGAATAATTTTTCCTCGTATTTCTTGCGAACACTTGACGCCTCATCAAGCGTCTCGTATCCGCCAAGATACATACACGTACCATTTGCGCGAATGCTTGCTATGTATTTATTTCTTCTATTGCAGAAACATACGCCTTTAACTCCAGTTTTATTTGCTTTAGATAGCTTTGTATTCCTGGCGTTCTTTTCTTGATTGGCACTTCTTATATTGCATATCCTGTTGTCTGATGTGATGCCGTTCACATGGTCAACGCCGCTTTCAGGCCAAACTCCATGGTATATTGCAAACGCAACCCTGTGAACGTATAGTTTATGCCTGTCAACCATAACCCTCAAGTATCCAAGATTACCGTGAACATGACCTATCTTTTGACCGATAGACCACTTCATGTAGTCAACTTTACTGGTCACAATTCCGGTTTCTGGGTCATACGAAAACAGTTCATTAAGCCTATCCACACTTACTGCGCTCATCACGAACTCCTATTTTGGTGTTCGTGAAGTGTATTGTCATCTTGAACTCAGTTCAAGTCTAGCCCTCTCGCGTTTCAGAATTTTACATACCCATTCAGGGGTTACGCCGGCAGCCTTTGCTATATCGACCTGAGCGACCCCAGCAAGGTGCATTTTAACTATCTCAGCGTCCCTATTTTCCCTGGCTGATTTGACAGATATATCTTTATTCACCGGAACCTCTCCACAATCCGCATCACATCAGCGATCAGTTCGTCGGACATCACGGACATCTGCGCGATCATAAGTTCGTCGCGCTCGATTGTCTGGATGAATAGGTTGTGCGGGGCCTTGAATAGCGGGTGAAAGGAAACGAAGTCCCATGTGTCGAATCCTGTCACCCACAGGTTGCACTGGACCTGAAAACGGTGCTCTGGCGGCATCCCGTACATCAGCGTTTTCAGGTGCTTGACAGGGCCGGGAGACTTGATCTCCAGGCCCTTGCGCTTCGGGAAGATCAGGCCATCAGGGCTCGCGCCGACATACGGCAGAACCGGGTGCAGCAGGAAGCCCACTTCGCTCACGATGTCGCCAGTGCGTATCTCGTAGGCCATGCGCGCAAGCGGCTCTCGCTTCGTTCCCTCGCGCATTGCCCTCGTGTCCGCGCCCTCAGCCGGCTCGCCAGTCAGGATCTCGGCTGCAAGCTCGTAGGCGTAGCCCTTGATGTCGCCGCTGGTGTACTCGTAGATTCGTTCCTCTACGATCTTGCCGCGCGCCCTGGCGATTGCTGCGGCCTTCTCAGCCGCCACCCCGTTGCCGATCTTCTCGACTATCCGCCCCTGCGCGTCGAGAATGCACAGGGCAGATTTCGGCGTGCAGCCGGATAGGACTTCGCCCATGCGGCTTGCGGTGATCTTGCCTGAGCGGGCCATTTTCCACTCAGGAGTTCCTTGCTCGAAGTTGAGGCTGCTCATGGCATATCAACGTAGACATGCCACACATACGGTCCAACTTTTACCGTTCCGATGAATTTGACATCGCCGACTGGAAGTTGATGTCCAGTCCCCACGACGTAAACAACCAAGTCGTGCGTAGCAACTGACGATTGAAACGTGCTTACTTTGCAGTACAGCATGATCTCTCCATGCTGCTCGATCACGCTCAATGGCTCATACAGAGACTTGAACGTGATAACCTGCCTGTCAGTAAGCTCAAGTTTGAACTTGTGTATGACTAGCATTTTAGCCACCTTGAAGCTAGATCAAAAAGGAATTTCTGCGTCCTCAAAATCATCCGGTGGCGGCGCCTCACGCTGCGCCGGTCGAGACGACGACTGCGCGGGCCGGCTGGACTGCTGCGGGCGACCCTGCGACGACTGCTGCCGATCACCCTGATCGTCGGTCCTGGCGCTCAGCAGGCGCATCTGATCGACGATGATCTTGGTTGTCGAGCGTTTGATGCCATCCTTGTCCTCCCATTCTTCGGTGCGCAGGCGACCGCCCACGTAGATCAGGCTGCCCTTCTTCACGTACTCGCCGATGATCTCCGCGAGCTTCCCGAAGGCTGAGCACCGGCTCCATTCGGTGAGTTCCTTCTTCTCGCCGGTATTCTTGTCCGTCCACTTCTCGGACGTGGCGAGGGAGAAGTTGGCGAACGCAGTGCCGGACTGCGCGAACCGGACTTCAGGGTCTTTGCCGACTCGGCCAATCAGGCGCACTTCATTGAGGCTTGACATTCTTCACTCCAGGCTCACGAATTTCGATGGCTTTGATCCGCATCTTGATGAAGCCGGCATTGAATAGTTCAGCTTCATTGCAGCGTGTAGATACGGGGATTAAACATGGCTCGTGATTGCCGATCTTTGCCACGTAGGCGACGAAGTCATGCCGGATCAGCGGTGGGTTCTTCCTCATTTCGCAGCCGCCTTCTTGGCAGCGTCCGCACCTTCCGCGCGCTTCTTCAGGTCGCGGAATCCGCCGCCGACGAGGTTGCGATCTGCCGGGCTCATCTTCGCCCAGGCTGCCTGCAACTCAGCCCACCCCTTGCCTGCCGCTTCTTCAAGCTCAGGGAACGACTTGGTTTCCTGCTGGGTGTCGCCGCCGCCGCCACCGTCGTCATCCTCGCCGGCAGCCGTGATGTTGCACAGGGCACAGGCCATGTAGCGTTTGCCGTAGCTGACGCTTGAGCCCATCGACTGCACGGCGTTCTTGTTTCCGCTCGTGTCGGCAGGGAGCGGAATCTCGGAGTCGATCAGGTGCCCGCCACGATGCGCAAGCACGCCGCGAATGTTGACGTTGGCGCCGATCATCTTGGTCTGGAAGGTGAGCGCGAAGCCGTGCTTCTGAAGAACCGGGCGGATGGCCTCGTTAATTTCTTCCCATTTCGCATAGGTGGACTGCACCTTGCCCGACTTGTCGCGGATCGCCCCGGTCTTGTCGATGCTCGGCAATTCACCCTGCATCGCAGCAAACGACTCGTAGAATGCGCGTTCCGCACTCTTGGCCTGCACTCGCTCGGCCATGTCCAGCAACTGCTGCATCTTGCCGATGTCAACAGTCGGATCTTGCGCAGCCTTTGCGATCACCATCAGCAAAGGGTCTTTCTGAGTTTGAAGTTCTTGTGCCACTACATTCCCCTTGGATTAAGTTGGCTGGCGCAAAGATATAATGTAAAAATCCCACTTCTGGCGCCAGCCATTGAAAAACCTACTTCTTCGGAATCCCGCTCGGCTTCGGTCGCTTCTTGCGCGAAACCCCGAGCCCCGAAACATGGCGCCCGCCATTCTTGGCCTGACGACGACGACGGATTGCAGTTGACGTTGTGCTCATTTCATTTCCTTGGCGCGTTTCTTCAGGTCACGGTACAGGCGGCGCGGAGATCCGACCGCATGTGCCACGGGGTTCATCTTGTGCGTTGCCTTGTCGCGGCTCCCGCCGACAACTGCCGGGCCATTCCAGGCGTACAGGCGCGCTTCCTTGCGGAGACGCTTGGCGAGTTTGGCGCTCATACGGTAACGTCCTCTGCGCCAACAGACACCAGCGCCAAAAACAGAGCGAACTTCATTTCGCTCTCGGCGTCATTGCGCGGCTCAAGCGCCTTGAAGGCATTCGCTGCGGCACAAATAAGAGCATGGACATTTGCGTCATGCGCCAGCGTCGCGTGCTTCCTCGCATACTGAATTTGCAAATCGCGCTCGTGCTTGCGCGCAATGTCGGAATCACGCGCCTCCCGTTCCTTACGCAGCCGATCTTCCTCTGCCGCCGTCTCACGGGCTGAGATTTCCTCCTGCTCAAGACGGCGCTTCTCAGCGGCATCTTCATCGGCCTTGCGCTTGCGCTCTGCCGCCGCATCGGCCTCGCGCTTCGCCGTTGCCCGCTGCTGTTCCTCGCGCTCGGTGGCGACCGCCAGCGCGCTCGTCAGCGACTCGATGGAATCGCCGATGGCTTCCAGTGCATCCGGCATCAGTTCGCCGAATTCAGCGTACTCAGGCCGCAGGCTGCGCAAGCCCTCGATCTCGGACTTGATGACATCAGACGACTTCCCGGTTGCCCGGCCCGTGCGGCGGATGCGCTGAATCGTCTCATTGGCCGCGCGCACCTTCTCGGCAGCCTCGCGCTCATTGCGGCGCTCGTCGTCGATCAGCTTGCGCTGCCGCTCCAGTTCTTCTTCGCGGCGGGCCAGATCGGCGGCGCGTTCAGCCTCTGCCGTCACTTCTTCGAGCGAAGCCTTGAGCGTGGCGAGCGTCGTGGCGTGGAGTTCCGTGGCGTGCTCAAGGTATTCCTGAAACACGGCTTCGCCCGGCACGCAGGACTCAAGGATCTCGATTGAAGCCGTCAGCGACTCCACCGTGCGCTTCGTTGTGGCAGGGAGCCCGCTGATGCCGGCAAGGGCAGCGCGGATCGCTTCCTGGCGCTGCTGCTCGGCCACGATCTTCTGCTGGCGCTCGTCTTCCTTGCGCTTTTCCTCAGCCTTGATCTGATCGTCGATTGGGACTTCCAGTGCCAGAAGTTCCGCCGTGATGTTCGCCGCCTCCGAGTCGATGGACTTGCCGAGCGCCGCGAGCTTGGACTTGCTTTCCTTGCGCGTTCGCTCCACAGCATAGCGCGGCTCACGAATCTCGCGCCGGGCAGCCTTGGCCTTCTCCATGCCATCCGTGACGGTAACGTCGAACACGGCATTGGCATACTTCGTCTTTAGTTCTTCGATGCCCTTGCGGACAGCGGAGATTTCAGCGATGCCATCCTGCACGGCAGCGCTTGCAGCAACAACCAAATCAGTTCCTTCAGTCACTTGCAAGTCCTTTCAAGTCGAGCCAACAGATCAAGCGCCACCCCGGTAACGAGCATCGCAACGGATGCGCGGGGCTCAAGAAAGTACGCTGGGAGTGCCGCGATGTAGAAGACGATTGCACCAGCAGTAAGGAAGTTGCTCATTGGAATCGGTCCATCCATGCGTCGTATGATCGCGCGATCTTCATTGCCAAGTAGTGACTCAGCGACTTCGATGGCGTACTGACGCGGATGATGGTGTGCTTGTAGACAAGCACTGAATGAAACAGATCGGCGCGATCTTTGGTGTACTTGTAGCCGATGATGAATCCGACCATGGAGCCGATTGCGAACGCAATCATTATTGCCAATGCGATCTGGTTGTCAACAGTCATTACACATCCCCTTTGATGTGAGTTGAACATACAACTACAAAGCATCATTCACAACTGCATTAGTAATTTTCCCGATGAACGGTACTTTACACTATTGACTACGTAAAAGCTAACGCAGAGACTGCGCTACGCAATGCGCCGGTAGTTCAGCCGGATAGAACAGCATCCTTCTAAGGTGTTGGTCGCAGGTTCGAGTCCTGCTCGGCGCACCATCCATCCACACGAGGGGCACACCCATGTTGAGCAACATCAAGGTCCACCCGGCAGCCGCACTCTTTCCGATGATTGAGGAAAAGGATCTGCGCGCCCTCGCCGACGACATCGCAATGAACGGCCAGATCCATCCGATTATCGTCAGCAACGGCATCCTGATCGACGGTCGCAACCGCCTCGCCGCGTGCGAGATGGGCAAGATCGAGCCCAAGTGGGAGACGCGCGAGTTCGCCTCCGAAGGCGAGATCATCCGCTTCGTCATCGCCGCCAATGAGCGCCGACGCCACCTGAATGCTTCGCAGCGCGCCATCATCGCTGCCGGGCTCGCCAACATCGAGCGTGGCGACACTCTCAAGCAAAATCAACAAGTTGAGTCCAATGCGCAGGATTGCGCATCGGACGTGAAAGACCCGGCGATCAGCCAGGAAGACGCCGCGAAGGCCATGGGCGTCAGCCGTCGCTCCGTGCAGGACGCGAAGAAGGTTCAGCGTCAGGCCCCGGCCCTCGTAGAGAAGATCCGCGATGGCGAGATCAGCGTGGCTGCCGCTGCCAAGCTGTCGGACTCGCCAGCCGAAGTGAAGAAGGTGATCGAAGGGGCGGATGCGAAACAGACGGTGAAGGAAGCAAATGCCGCCGAGCGCAAGGAACATGCGGTCGCCGAATCCAAGGACGACAAGAAGGCGTCGAAGGCCACGGAAGACCGGATCACCAAGCTCGTCGCTGAGAACGCGGCCAAGGACAAGCGGATCGACGAGTTGAACGCCCGCATCGAGTCTATGGGTGCGTCGATGGACGAAATGCACGAGGACTTGAAGGCGATGAACGCCATCCTCAACGACGCGCCCGATCCGGTGAAGGAAGCGGTCAAACTGGAGAAGTCGGCGCGCGATCAGTTGAAGGCTGCGAAGTCTCAGGCATCCGGCATGATGCAGGCGAAAAACGAGGCGATCCGCCAAGTCACCGGGCTGAAGCGATCAGTAGATCGCTTGGAGAAGGAACTCGCGACACTCAAGGCTGCGGCACCGAAGTCGAAGAAGGCCGCATAAGTTGCGCTGACCTCCATGCAATGCCTTTTTTCAAAGTGCGAGTGAAGTCAGCAACCAATGCCCGAGCAATCGGGCATTGTCTTATCTGGCCTCGACGATTTCCAGTCCGCCTGAATACAGCCTCGTCTTCACATCGTTGTCGTCCACTTTCTCGATGAGATTCCAGGCTGCCGGAGCCGACAGGTATCCGTAGATTGCCTGCGTATATACAAGTTCATCTTGCGATGACACTGGAACAACAATCAATGGGCGCGATATTCCGCAATGCGCCGCAAGTTGAATCAAGCACTGAGTCGGCGCAACTCCGTACACTTCGCGCTCAAATAGTCCAGGGAATGTCGCCTTCATTGAGCGCTGTCGAGTCTCAGGCTCTGCCCATACCTGCCCGCCAATGGAGCGCACCACCTGAGTGTTGTCAGCAATTGACTGCGCGAAGCCGTCAATGCTTATCCCATTCTCAGGGCTGAACTTTGGCCCGGCCCAAACTGCGCCGATGCTAAGCGGCTCTGAAACCAACACTCCAGTATTCGGATTCTTCCTTCCAGTCGTTGTAGCGGCAGTGATTCCAAATACAAATTTGCTGACACGATTACGGTTCAGGTCAGTCCCAGTGTTTCCCATGACCCAAACCAAGTGACTCTGGAATGTTCCGTCAACGCCGTAGCCGAATAGGCTTATTGGGAACGATGACGGTATGTATGTCCCGCCCTCAGCGTCATACACATCAAGCGTGACAGGTCCAAGCTCGATAATGTTGTGATTCAAGAGCGCGATAATATCTACCCTTGCGCCTACCTGCGGTGATCCGTCACTCCAGTCAACAGTGAAACTCCGCGTGCCGATTGCCGTTGCAATGGCCTTCTGCCCCAATCTTGGCGTAAGCAAGTTACTGAGTGGGGCGCTTGCCTCCCAACCAGTTCCCGTGACCGAGCAATTGATCTCAAACGGCCAGTTGTTATAGCCAATGGCAACAGTAGAAGTCATGGCGTCTCAGCACCCCAGGTAACAACACGATAAACTTTATTTCCAAACTGACCATCAACCTCGACGATCTTTGCTATCTTGCCATTCGAGTCCTCAAACAACTCGTCGTCCAGAAGAACGATTCCATTAGGGCGAATCGCAGCAATGTCGTCAGCAGATTCAAGTGCGAACTCTACATCCCACACCGGGTGTTTGTCCTGCGCTATGGCGCACACTCGATCCGCCTCAGCCTGAATGTCTGCTTCCTCGGTCAGTACGGTTTCGATGGGCGCTGCCGACAGGGCATGCGTGTAGGCGCGATTGATCGTTGCCGCAGTAGCCCCGGCCTTGATGTGCCGATACTCAGCCATGAACGGCGGGCGATTCGGATACGTGATGCCGGCCAGTTCGTTTTCCGAATACGGGCTCCAGTTCTTCGCCCCAGCGAAGCGCGTGGATAGTCCAGGCGCAGGGTCCGTCATTCGCTTCGGGTGGCGCGTCATGTTCAGTTTGCTGATACTGACGATTGGCGTTCCCGATGGGCGCTCGTACCTGCCGACCATGATCGTCCCAAGGTTATCGGTATAGGTGTAGGCGCACATCGAGTCCAGTATCTGCTGAATCACGTTTTCGCAAGTATCAGAATCAGTTACCGCAACACCCATAGAATATCCAGATATTGATGTGGATGAAAAATCAATATCACCACCAGATCCGCTAACTCTCATGCCTGTCCGCACAACTATATTCTTCAGGACAACATCATCACGCGCATAAATTACGCTAGCAGTACAGGTATAGACATGAATGAATCTAAGCGTCACATCAGAATCAGGAAGGCCACGTACAGAAATATCTGCCGACGTTCCTGTCTTACCAACAGCAAAAAACCTTCCCTGCCTCTTTATCTCTACAGATGTTGATCCACCAAAGTCAATTAAAATTCCCCCGGACTGCACATCGCATAGTTCGCCACACACAAAATACCATGTTCCGGCAGAGACGGATGTGTCCATCTGAGGATATGTATCAGACAATGTATTTATGAACCGTATACCGACATCATCTACCTTGCTGTGCGACCCTGGACCGTCATTTATCGTCCACCCTGACGGCGTGGCCCCTGTCCAATCTGAATCAAGATACAAGTTTGATGCTATTGCTATAAACGTAAGGAATGGAGTATGTGCGTCTACAGTTATGCGTGCCGATGGATTATTGAGCATGGTGAACCCTGTATCGTTCACCGCGTAATCATCAGGCGACTCCAGAGGACCGCTTGCTATTGATCCTCCAGAGTACACAACGTCAGTATCAACGTCTGAGTCTGAATTTTGATACGCAAGCGTCACCACTCCAGTATTTACCGGCTCCATCTGCAACACTTTTCCGGCAACTATCGGAAGTGGCTTTCCAACCATTGTTAAGTTGCCTGAGGCAGTTAACGCATCGTACAGGATAGACTGGATCGCGCGTTGCAGCATCGTTTCGTTGCCGCGCAACTTCACGACGACTTTCAATTCGTCGCGCTGTACGTCGTCAATGATGCAGACCTGAACGGTTATTGCCGTGTCATACGAAGCATTCTGATTTACAAGTTTCAGGACGCAACGACAATCGCGGAAGTCATAATCCACCCATCCACTGACTGCTCCATCAGTGTTGGCAATCTCAATGTCACCAAGAGACGTTGATGATTTGTTCTTCCAGATAATGCAGCCGATCTGAGACTTGAGCGTCGGACGCCCGGTGATCTTCCCGCTGAATTCCTTTACTCCAATCGAGTCAGTGGACTTGGAGTAATAGAAGTCAGTGGCTACTCGCTCAACGATGTAGCCGCCATTGAAATAGAACTCAGCTAGCAAGATCATCCGTTTCTCTTTCCGACATTAAGGCTCTTAACGGCGCTCTCAACTCGCCCAACATTCTCGGCGGTCTTGTTTCCAGAGCCAGTTACTGCGGCCTTGACAGAAGCAAGTTCTTCCTTGATCGCCCGCAGCGCTTCAAGCATATCGGATGGCTTGGCATTGCCGACCACATCGGACTCTGCGGATGCTTCGTCAACCGTGGCTGCGATGACGGACATTGCGGCTGCTGCGATGGCATCCGGCGCTGGCGGGAGTGGGCCTATGACGGGGCCTCCGAATCCTCCGCCTGGGCCGAGCGCGCCAAGGTGAGTGTCGATGCTGCCGAGCGCCGTCAGGATGTCTGCCAGCAAGTCTCTCGACGACGTAGTTGCAGCAAGTTGCTGCATCGCATAGTCCAGCAGATCGTCGGTCGGGCTCGAAACTCCTTCAAAGAACGGAGCCAGCAAGTCGCGAATGTCAGCCGGCAGGAGATTGATCGCAGCCTCTGCGGCAGCGATGGCCTCGTTCGCATCGGCCTCAGTCGTGGCGTCCTCGATTGCCGTCAGGTACTCGCGCAGGTGATCCCTGAACTCCACCGGGAGTCCATTGATCGTCTGCTCAAGCGCATCGTTCATCAGGCTCTGCTCGTCAGCCAGCGATCCGAGCGACACGCCTACACCAGAGGCAAGCTCAGTCAGGTCAACGCCAAGCTGGCGCGAAATGTCGGCAAGCTGAACCGTGGTGGCTACGGTCAGGTCATCAAGGTTCACGCCGAGATCGCGCACGAGATCGCGCAGGTCAAGGCCAAGTTGAGACGAGACTTCGATCAGAGATTGCCCGGTGAGCGCAATCAGGTCGTGAAGAACCGTGGTCAGTTCGTTCGCGATTGCCGCGCGCTCTGCCAGCGACAGTTCGTTGAACCCAGTGCCGGGCTCGACGACGATTCCACCGCCACCGGGGCCAGTGACGACTGTCGGCGGCGCCTCTGCTGGCGAGTTCAGCGGGCCACGGTCCAGCAGCGCCTGAATCTGAGCCTGCACGTCATCGAATATCCCGCCGTAGGCACCGACACCGCCATAGTAGGACTGAGCCTGTCCCAAGTACGTATTGGCAGCGCCCTGCAACTGCCCGAGCGCCTCCAGATCGCCGCCCATCGCGCGAGCCAGTAAGTCCTGATACTGCTGCTGCGCTTCCTGCAACTGTTCCTGCGGGGTGAGCGGAGACAGGCTGGAAAGACCAAGGCTATCAAGATACTCGCCAAGGTTCTTCAGCAACTCCATTTCCTTGGCATAGCGATCCTCGACGGCAGCCGTAACGTCTCCGATGTCGCCAGGAGTTCCGCCCCATCCAGAGCTTCCGCCGCCAGTTCCAGTGCCACCCGAAGTCGCGCCGGTCGCGCCGTAAAGCTGCTGCACGAGGCTCAGGCCGCTCTGCATCAACTCACGCGCGATCTTCTTCAACTGCGCCGCGTACCATCCAGTCGCGACAGCAAGTTCTTCCTGAGACGCGCCTGCGCGGCCAGAGGCGATGGCAAGTTCGTTGATCCGGTCGATGTGCTGCTGGTACTCGGCGCGCAATGACATCAGCGACTGAGTGAGCGGGCTGATTCCGCTCATCGTCGATTCGGCGGCAAGCGTGCTCAGCAACTCGCGCAGACCAGCGGACGCTGCCTCTTGAGCCGCCAGCAACTGAGTCTGCTCTTCGATCAGGGCATTCTGGCGCAGCAGTCCAAGCTCACGGATTCGCGTGAATTCCTTTTCGCCGCCACCGAGCGCCTCTGCCTCTATAATCAGACGCGCCGTTTCCTGCGTGATCGCCTGCATACGCTCAGCAAACGATGCGGGCGGGCTCAAGCTGACGATCTCGTCGTCCACATCAGACATCAGGGCAGAAAGCGCCTCACGCATCTGCTGCGCCGTCCCGTCCGTGACCTCGCCCAGCGTAGCGGTAGCGTCGATCAGGATGCCGAGAGCATTCGCAGCCTCAAGCCACTGCACGATTGCATCGGCAGAAAGGGTCGGCAACAGTTCCTCGAACATCGCCCGGAACGCTGCGGCGCCACCCTCATCCATGAAGGGCTTGACATCCAATCCGATGTCGCCGAACTCGCGAGTGGCATTCGTTCGCGCAACACCAGAGGCGCGGGCGGCGCGCTCGCTGTCGGAGTAGAAGCTGTCGAAGTACGCACTCCAAAGCGCCTGGGCACGCTCGATCCCACCGGCAGCATCGGCGATGTCCGTTGCGAACCTGACAAAAGCCTCGCGCGTCAGGTCAACCGTGACGCCAGACAGATCGAGCGCTTCCTCGAATAGCGCCGTTGCCATCGCCACGCGAGCATAGGTATCCGACAGGGACTCGCCGGCTACCTGCAAGTCCTCGATCAGATCCGTGATTTGCGTGAGGCTTCCTTCCCCAAGTAGCCCCACACCATCACGGATGTCCTCAGCCGCAAGCAACAGGAACGTGGCGCCGTCCATCAGCGTCTCGGCGTCATCACGCCAGCGCTCAGCAATTGCTGAAGCCTCGCCCTGGGTGTATTCGGCCTTCCTGATTAGATCGCTAAACGCATCCGTGCCAGCATCGCCAACTGCCCCAACGATTTCCTCAGAAGACCCCGTTATTGTCTCGACCGCTGCGGCAGTCACGGAGCCCATGATGCTGTCGATTGTGGCGATGATGTTCTCTGCCGACAGTCGAGTCATCGCCGCCTCGCTCGTCGCTTCCTCCCACGTTCTGCCGATGGCGTCCACGAAATACTTGGTGGATTTCACCTTGCCGTCTTTGTCGAATTCCTGAACGATCCTCAACGCGGAGTCGATCAGATCCGGTGCCTCTGCGCGCAGGCGCGCGGCTGCATCGCGAACCACTGCCGACAGTTCATCGAAAATCTGCTGCGCCTGTGCCATCGAGTCATCGGACAGCGCAAAGTTGCGCGTGCGCCGACGATCCGAGCGGAACACGCCGCCACGCTCAAGGGTGTTGTAGGACTCGCTGCCGCCAACGCCGCCAGCGCCGAAGGTGTAGTTGGACGTGCTGCCGGTGAGTTCTGGAGCCCGACGACCGAACAGGCGCGTGACCACAGCGCTGCCGCTCAGCAGTGAACTGATGCGGTCGCCGAACGGCAGGATGCCGCCAAGGTTCACGAGCGAGTCGAGCCCGCGTCCGATGGAAGATCCGCCGCCACTTACCGACTGCCCGTTCGGCAGTACGAGAGAGCCACCCTGCGGGCGCCAGCCTTGGCTGAATAGGCTCATATTCATCGCCATTGCCGCAGCGATCCAACCGATGATCGGCACGCCGGCAAATGCGGTTCCGATGCCCGAGCCAGACAGTAGCCCGCCACCAGCGGCTGCCGATGTCGCAGACATTCCAGACAGCGCGCCGCCTGAGCCGTACAGCCCAAGACCAACAGACCCAAGGTTCGCTGATGCGGCAGCGCCAGCGGCACTCATCACGCCAGTTCCAGTTGCGCCACCACCGAACAGACCGCCAAGCATCCCCATGATGCCGCCACCGCCACCACCGAACATCTGGCCGATTCCACCGAACATCCCGCCACCGCCAGCAGTGGGCAGCAGGTTTCCACCGAACCCGGAGAACATCTGATTCAGCATCGGGTTGATGATCTGTAGCTTGAAGAATTCGGAGATCATCTGCCCCACGGAATCGGCAATGATGTCAACCAGCGCATCGCCAAGATTCTCGAAGGAAGAAGTGATGTCTTCGTTGCCCTTGATGATGTCGCTGAATAGCGTGCCGAAAGCGTCGGAGACGGAGTGCCCAACACCGATCATGGTGTTCTCGTAGTCCTCCATGATCGACGCTGCGTTTGCGGCAGCGATGCCATGATCGTAGAGTGCCGCAGCGGCGCCAGAAATCGCCTCTTTCTCTCCATCCAGCAGGTATGGCGTATCGCGCAACTTACGGTTGAACAGATCCTGGGCTTCAGCGGTGCGCCTCGTGATTTCCTCGAAGACGAATGCGGCACGCCCGACAAGTCCAATACTTGCCGCCTCGCGATCCATATCCTCAATGGCGCGACCAACGATGTCACTCTCGCGGGCGCGCACACGAATGGTGTCCTCGACGCGAGTGATCGTGTCGTCCATCGTTCGCTTCAAACCGCCGAGCGCATCCTGGTAGTTGATGTAAAGCAGTTCGCCAGCAAACAACTGTCGATTCAGCTTCTCAACCGCAAGCGCGTATTCTTCAGTCGCAGCAGCAATCGGATCAGCCTCAGCCGCCATCTTGCGGGCAGCGGCGCCGTTCCTGATGGTTGCTTGCCACCTTTCTTCAAGGGCATTGACTGCCTCTTTTTCTGCCTTAACTACATCCTTTACTGCTCTTGCAGAATCCTTTTGAGCGCCAGTCTCAATCTTGATGCTAGAAAGCATCGCCTTAGTCTGCGCAAGCAATTGATCCCTTTGCGCAATCTGAAGCGCGCTAGCCTTTGTCCAGTCGATCTGTGCGCTTGTCAGGTCAATAAGAACCGACTCGCCCATCTTCAGCTTTACAAGTTCCTCTCTTGCTGATGCCGCTCTTTTGGTTAGTTCTTCAAGGAACTTTTCTGGAGACTTCTTCTCGGAATAATCGAATCCTTGATTCATAACCTTGATAGCGGATATGAAGTCAAGCACAGCATATCTTGCATCGGTGATTGCATCGCCTATAGAGTAAAATCTTTCCTCAGCCTTGCCGATGTCAACTCCAGCGGCGGCGGCTTCAATAGCAAGTCTATTATATGAGTCCTTGGCATCGAGTATTTTGTTAGACATGCCGTAGGCGGCAGCCCCGGCAGCCTCCATGGCAAGGACATCTTCC